TTGATGGATCAAAAACTTTTGAAATTTCAAATAACGCTCCTGTATTTAAAGATCTCACGCTATCTTCTGAAACTGTTTCAGAGGATGAGTTTAAAGAACAATATGATAATTTTAAAAAAACTTTAGAAGATAAAGTAGAACATAAAACAAACCACTCAAAAATAGCGGAGGCTCAATCTTGTTTAAATTATTTAAACAGCCTTGATTTAAGTGCTTTAACTTATCCACATGTTAATTTATACAAAAAATTAAAAGACGAAAATAAATTTGTTGGTTTATCAGCGTTTTAATTAATTTACTTTTAATTTTTAACGTGTAAAATATAGAGTATGAAAGAGAATAAAATTAAATTTATATACGGTAATCATGAACACAGAGAATTATCTAAAGATATTCACCCCATTCCAGCTAAATTAAACGTGCCTGATTGGTATAAAGAATTAAAAACTTCTCGAGAATATGTAACCATAAAAAGCTGCATACCTTTTTTAGATACTTTAATATCTGGATACATTTTAAAAATGCCTCAAGATTTATATATTAAACATAATTACATGAATGAAGATAATAAATTAGACTCGTCATTTAGATTTTCTCTTCACAATGTTAACCCTGACATGATTTACGCTAGTGGAATAAACTTAAATACACAAAGTAAAGAAACCCACTCAATTAAACAAGTAGGAGATAAATGTCCTTTCACTAGTAAAAATAAAAATTTACCTTTTTATAAAATTCTTAATCCTATGATAATAAAAACACCTCCAGGATATTCTTGTTTATTTGTATCTCCTTTGAATAATAAAGATGATAGGTTTGAAATAATATCTGGAATTGTGGATACTGATACCTATGAAAATTTTATAAATTTTCCAATCGTTATTAATGGTGATAAATACCCTAATTTAGAAACAACAATAGAGAGAGGGACTCCTTATGTCCAAATAATTCCTTTTAAAAGAGACGATTGGAAAATGGAGATAGGATCTAAACGAGTAAATGTTGCTTTAACTAGTTTAACAATTTTAAGAAAAATATGGAATAATTATAAAACTTTTTTTTGGAAAAAGAAAAAATGGAATTAGAAAGATTTATAAAAGTTTTTGATAATACTATGGAACCAAGAATTATTGGTAGTTGTTTAAATTATTTAAACACATTAAATTTTATGGATGAAAAAATTATAGGATATGATGGGGAAAGTTATGTTAACAAAGATGTGAGAAGCACACAGGGTTGGTATTTTGAATCAGGAACCATGACAGATATTCATTGGCGAAATTTTTGGACATCTAATTTTAGAAGATTATTTTTTGAATATAAAAAATTTTACGATATATATACAGACATTGAATGTGAAGAAATTAAAACCCTAGCTGTATTAAAATATAAAGAGGGAGATTTTTATATTCCACATTCTGATAGTCACAATAGTTGTCCAAGAACTTTAAGTTTTATATATTTTTTAAATAATGATTATGAAGGTGGGGAGTTAGTTTTTCATACCCCAGATAGAGCTTTAAAAGAAAACATTATAATTAAACCAGCTCCAGGGAGATGTGTTATATGGCCTTCTAATTTTATGTATCCTCACTCTGTAAAAGAGGTAACGAAAGGAACAAGGTATGTTTTAGTATCATGGATGGCATAAAAGATTTTAAATATAAATTAATACCTAAATTGTTAGATGAAAAAGAAATTTTTTTATTAAAAGAGTATTGTAAAAATAAACATATAAATAATCAAAATAATTTTGATTTAATACAAAATAACTGTGGAGATACTTATTATTATAAAGACCCATTAATGCAAGTAATATTAAAATCTAAAAAACAAATTATAGAAAAACAAATAGGGTTTGAATTAAAT